GGATTGGGAAGCGCCGCCGGGAAAGCCCGCGCGGTGCTTTTGATTCCGCGCACCCCATCACAGCCCACACCCGCTAGGCGGGCAATCAACACACAACGCAACCCGTTCAGACCGGGAGGTAATGGCATGGCAGCCCCTAGCAAAGTAGTGCGATCTACTAAGAGAAAGCCGCCAAACGCCGGTAAGGGCCGCAAGAAAGGTGTCCCCAACAAAACGACCGCTTTGCTCAAGGACGCCATTCTAAAAGCCGCCCAAAATGCAGGCGGGGGTGATGATGGGCTGGTCAATTATTTGACCGAACAAGCGAGAGAAAACCCCGGCCCGTTTATGTCCCTTCTTGGCAAGGTGTTGCCGATGCAGGTCGAGGGGACCAATCCCGACGGCTCTATTAGCATCAATATCGTGAAGTATGGCAACGATCCGGATTCCTAACGGCTGGAACCCGCGCCAATATCAGCTGCCATTCTGGCGCTATCTCGAAGGGGGCGGGCGCCGCGCTATCGGCGTATGGCACAGGCGAGCCGGTAAAGACGACGTGATGATGCACTGGGCGGCAGTGAGCGCAATGGAGCGCCCTGCAAGCTATTGGCATTGCCTGCCCGAATTTGGACAAGGAAGAAAGGCGATATGGACGGCGGTTAATCCCGCAACGGGTATGCGGCGGATTGACGAGGCGTTCCCCGAGGAAATCCGGGCCAACACCAACGATCAGGAAATGTTCATCCGGTTTAAGAACGGGTCAACATGGCAGATCGTCGGGTCTGATCGTTATAACAACTTGGTGGGCGCGGGCGTTGCTGGCGTTACCTTTTCGGAGTTCGCTTTAGCCAACCCTTCTGCATGGGGCTATATCCGCCCGATGGTGGAGGCTAACAACGGCTGGGCGGCATTCATCAGCACGCCACGTGGGCGAAATCATTTCCGCGATCTGTATCAGATGGCAACGGACAACCCGGATTGGTTTGCGGAAACACTCAGCATCAGGGACACCGGCGCACTAACGCCAAAGCAGATTGACGACAGCTTGGCCGAATACATCGCGCTCTATGGCGAGGATATTGGCCGGGCGCAATTCGAGCAGGAATATCTTTGCAGCTTTAACGCGGCCATTCTCGGCGCCTTCTACGCCCGCGAAATGGTGGCGGTTCGCAACGAGGGGCGAATTGATCCAGCGCTTGAGGCGGTCCCCGGCAAGCCTGTGCATCGTGCTTGGGATATCGGCGTAAGGGACGATACCAGCATCTGGTGGTTTCAGGTCATCGGCGGGCAGGTCTACGTTCTGGATTGCTACACGGCAAACGGCGTGGGCGTTGATCATTACGCGGAGATCATCGAGCAGCGCGCAAATGAGCATGGATGGCTGCACGGCACGGACTTTGTGCCGCATGACGCGCGGGTGAAAGAATGGGGCACGGGCCGCACGCGCATTGAGACAATGCAGGGTTATGGGCTTTCGCCCGAGGTTGTTCCGCAGGCGGGCTTGCTGGACGGCATCAACGCAGCCCGGCGCACGTTGCCGCGATGCGTGTTTCACAGCCGCTGCGAGGCTGAGGGAATTGCCGCGCTGGAGCAATACCGGCGCGAGTGGGACGACGACAAAAAAACATTCAAGGCCAACCCGCTGCATGACTGGTCAAGCCACATCAGCGATGCATTCCGATATCTGGCGCTGGCTTGGAAAACCATTCCTCCCGAGCCAATCGCCAAGCCGCAAGTCACGGGCTGGCAGCCTGAAATGTTCAAGCAGCGCAAGTCGAACGGGGGTATCAAAGTATGATTGACGACGCCCCGATAGAGCGCGGAAAATCAGCGCATTGGCTAAGCCTGATCGAAAAGGCCGAAAAGGTGTTTTCTGACTGGCAGGACGCGTCGGACAACATCGACAAGGCCTATGCTGATCTATCGACGCTGCGCACCGGTTATCGTGACCGGCAGTTTCAGCTATTCTGGTCGAATATCCAGGTCATGGGGCCTGCTATCTATGCGCGCCCGCCGTTGCCGGTGGTGACGCCGAAATTCAAGGACAGGCGCCCGCTCTATCGCACGTCGAGCGAGTTCTTAGAGCGTTCATGCGTGGTCAGTTTTGATCTTGCCGACATTGATCAACACATGCTGGCTCTGCGCGACGATCTGGCGATTGTGGGTCGTGGTGCCGCATGGGTGCGCTACGAGAGCGACGAGGACGGCGAGCGGGTCTGCTATGAGCATGTGGACCGCAAGGACTTCTTGCACGATCCTGCGCGCAAGTGGTGCGATGTTGATTGGGTGGCGCGCAGGGCTTGGCTAACGCGTGATGAAATGGACGAGCGGTTCGGCGATGCCGCCTTTCACGTCACCTATGAGACGCGCCGGGATGATGACGTTGCTACCGTCGAGAAATGCGGCGTTTGGGAAATCTGGTGCAAGAGCGAAAACAAGGTCGTTTGGGTTACGTCCGGCAGTGAGGAAACGCTGGACGAGGCAGACCCGCACTTGACGCTGGAGGGCTTCTTTCCATGCCCACGCCCTGCCTATGCCACGGTGCAGCGCCGCAGCCTGATTCCGGTGCCCGACATGCTGATCTACAAGGATCAGCTTGAGGAAGTGAATGACCTCACCAAGCGCATTCACGTGCTTGCCGATGCTATCAAAGTTCGGGGCTTTTATTCCGGCGGCGGCGATGTGGGGGAAGCCATCGAGCGCGCCATGAAAATGGTGGACGATGAGCAGATCCTCATCCCGGTGCCGAATATGCAATCGCTGGTGCAGGGCGGTGGCGATCCAATCATGTGGCTGCCGTTGGATATGGTTGCGCAAACCATCACGGGGCTGATTGAACTTCGTCGGCAGGTGATCGAGGACGTTTACCAGATCATCGGGCTATCGGACATTATGCGCGGCCAAACGCAGGCGGATGAAACTCTGGGCGCGCAGCGCATCAAGCAGCAGAACGGCAGTTCCCGCGTTCGGGACAAGCAAAACGAGCTGGTGCGGGTGGCGCGTGATTTGGTGCGCATCGGTGCTGAAATCATGGCCGAGGAATTCAGCGAGGAAACGCTGATTGAAATGGCGCAGATGGATTTACCCACTGACGCCGAGGTCAAGAAGCAAATCAAGGAGATCGAGGCGGGCGCGCGGAAGGAATTGGCGGCGCTTGGCGAGCAGGCTCAGAGTATGGCCGATCAGGCCCGGCAAACCGGGCAGCAGATTGATCCTGAGCAGGCGCAACAGCAATTCGAGCAACAGCAGCAGGCCATCATTGCCAAATGGGAAGGGCAGTTGCAGCAGGCGCAGGACGCGGTGACAATCGAAGCCGTGATGGGCTTTCTGGGCGACGAGAAGCTACGCCCGTTTGTGCTGGATATCGAGACAGACAGCACGATCTACCCCGACGAGGTGGCCGAGAAGCAAAGCAGGCAAGAGTTCATGGCGGCGTTTGCGGGCACGATGGCGCAATTGCAGCCCCTCATGGCAATGGGGCCGGAAGCTATCGCCGTTGCAGGGGGCGTTATGAAGTTCGCGCTTAGCCCCTATCGGGTTGGCCGGGAGTTGGAGAGCCTGATTGACGACTTCACCGACAGAGGCCCGGAGATTGCCAAGCAGTTGCAATCCCAGCAGGGCGAGAGCGATGAAATGGCGCAGGCCAACATGGCGCTGGCGCAGGCCGAGATGAAGAAGGCCGAAGCGGCGGTTGCCAAGGTGCAGGCTGACACGGCCGGCAAGCAGCAGGAAATGCAGTTGAAGGCCGCAGAAGCCGAGGCCAAGGCACGGGAAGGCCAGCAGAAATTCATGCTTGAGGTCGAGCAGACGAAAGGCAGCATTTCCGAAACGCAGGCCCGGATTGAGAAGATATTCGCCGAGATTCAGAAGATGGGCTTTGACGCTCAGAGCGAAGAGCGCACGCAGGACCGAGAGGACGCCAAGGCCGCAGCGTCGATTGATGATCAGCAGTTCCAGCACGCTATGACGGTTGCGGACAAGCAGCGGCAGGTTGTTGAGGACGAGCGCAGCAACGCCCGCGCTGATCGCGGTGAAGATCGGGCCGACAGGCAAATGGAGCAGGGCGAATGAGTATTCCGGTTATTGTCGCATCCAACGGGCAGGGCATTCCGGTGGTGAATGTCACGAAGAACGCCCCCGCAGCAAAAGTCGCCACCAATGGGCAAGGCGTGCCCATCGTTATTGTCACCACGAACGGGCAGCCGATGATTGTATCGGGTGTCACGCCATAAGGAGAAAAACATGGCACAATCAAACGCAGAAAAACTCGTCAATCTCGGGATGCCCCCGGAGTTGGCAAAAACACTGGCAGAAATCATTGCAACAGCGACGAGCGGGCAGACCTACACCGATGCCGATGCCGAAGCGGCGATTGCGGCCAAGACCGAGATTGCGGCGCTGACCGGATCAAGCACGGCGTCGGATATCGTGACCGCGCTGAAAGCCTGATGTCGGACGGGTGGATCAAGACTGAGCGCGGCTGGCTCAAACGCTATGGCCCCCCGCGTCAGCCCGTAAATCCCGGCCAGTTCCCCACGCCCCGTGTGATTACGGACACAATGCCGCCCACAGAGCATGTGGACGGGAAAACCTACGACAGCAAGTCAGCGTTTCGGCGTGTGACGAAAGAAAACGGGTTGATCGAGGTCGGCAACGATCCAGCCCGCCACCGCAAGATCCAAAAGCCGAAGCCGGATAGCGCCAAAACGCGCGAAGCCGTCAAAAAAGCCGTTGCCAAAGTGCTCGGCTAACGCACCCTTTTCAGACAAGGAAAACCACAATGGCAGATGCATTGACTGCGACCCCGGAGGGGCCGCAAACAGATACGCTCGCTGATCAGGCAGACGTTCCAAAGCCCCAAGAAAACCAACTCCCGCAGGACGATGCGCCCTCAAGCACCGAGGACGCGGTGAAAAAGGCGATGGAGAAGGTGGCGGCGGATCAGGACGAAAATCCCAAGGCCGAACCCAAGGAAGAAGCCAAAGAGAAGGCCGAAGAAGAACCCAAGGAAGAGGCCAAGAAGGACGAGCCGAAGGCCAAGAAGCCGCCCAAGGAAGAGGTTGAACAGGAGGCCGAAGCCGACGAGGAAGCCGACGACGAGGCGGAAGATCAGAAGCCCCGGCAGACGGCATTCCGAGAGCCGCCCAAGGGCTTTGACGACGCCGCCAAGAAAGACTGGGAGCAAGTGCCCGAGAGCGTGCGCGGCGCCATGCATCGCCGCCAGCAGGAAATGGAAAGCGGTATCAACAAATATCGGCAGGACGCCGAGCAGTTCGATTCAGTGCGCAAATATGCCGAAATGGCGCAGCAGAGCGGCACCGATCTATCGTCGGCGCTGGAACGCTATGTCGGAATGGAGCAGCAGCTTCGCCAGAACCCGATGCAGGGTTTGCAGCAAGTGGTGGCGAATCTCGGCCTCACGAAGCCTGACGGCACGCCGGTAACGCTGCGCGATGTGGCGGCAAGCATCATGGGGCAAACGCCCGATCAGGCCGCTTCGCAGCAGGAAGCGACGATCAACCGCCTTACGCAGCAGGTGCAGAGCCTCACGCAGCAGCTTGGCGGCTTTTCTCAGCACATTGAGCATCAGAAGGAACAAGAGCGCGTTTCCAGCGCTGCGAACGAATGGGATTCGTTTCAGCAGGACAACCCGCGCGCCAAGGAATTGGAGCCGCAGATCGCGGAATTCCTGACGAAATACCCGGCGGACAATATGCCCGTCCGGGAGCGCCTGCAAGACGCCCTGAAATGGGCGGAGGCGCAAAATCCGAGTGTCCCTCATACGGACTCCGAGCCGCTGGTTCAGACCCAGCCCAAGCCAAGGCAGGCCAACCCTGCCGGGCAAAAGTCAATCAGCGGTGCCCCAGGTCGCAGCGATGCGAAGTCTGGCGCCCGCATCATGTCAACATCCGATGCCGTGAAAAAAGCAATGCGGCAAGCGGGACGATGAAAGGAGCCTGACATATGGCTGTTACAACCAACCGGCAGTATCGACAGATTCTGTCAACCGCACTGGCGGAGCGTTCGAGCGGGATTGAGGATCTCGTGTCGAACAGCAACCCGCTCTACAACGTGCTGAAGCGCAAAGGGCTGTTTCGCCCGTTCTCTGGTCCGGAAATCCGCCAGACGCTGCGCATCAACAAGCAAGAAGCGCAGTGGGCGCGTGGGTATGACGTGCTCGCCAATCCACCCATCGAACTTCTCAATGATGCGGTGTGGTCGCCGAGCGCGGTCTATGTGCCGATCAGCTTGACCGGCCAAGAAATGCGCGCCAACCAAGGCGAAAACCAGATTTTCGACATCATGGTTGAAACCATCGACGCGGCAGGCGATGCCATTGTCGATGCGTTTGACGAGGCGCTGCATTCGGACGGCACCGGCGACGGCGGCAAGCAAATCATCGGCATGGCCGGTGCGGTGCCCATCACGACCAACGCGGGCATCTATGGCGGCATTAGTCGTTCGCAGCACGCGATCTGGCGCACAACCACGTATGATGCGAACAGCGACTTCTCTGGCATTGGCACGGACGTGGACAGCACCACGATCCGCCCGATGTTGTCGCGCATCATGTCGCAGCGGTCGCGCAACACCCGCGCGGCTGACCTTCTGGTCATGTCCGAAGAGCACTATTGGGCGTATGACGCGGCAACCACGGCAATTCAGCGTGTGACCCGCGAAGGCAGCCTTGCATCGCTGGGCTTCCCGTCCATCGAGTATGTGGGCGGCGGCAAGCGCGCGGAAATCGTGTTGGCCTCGGGCATGAACAACAACATGCCGAGCAACACCACCTACGGGCTGGAAACGAAGTCGCTGCGCATTCGCTATCGCGAGGGCTTCAACTTCGCCACGCTCTTTGATGGCGACGGGCAGATGCCGATCAATCAGGACGCGCTGGCGCAGTTCATCGGTTGGGAGGGTGCGATGACCATGAATTCGCCGCTCTTCAACTGGCGCTTCTACGACTCCAGCGCCTGATCATTTTGACGGGGCGGCGTGGTGTCGCCCCGCATTTCACCTTCGAAGAAAGGAGCCTGAACCATGGCTTTTCGAACCACTCCGATCCTCGGCCCGGATCTGACGCAGACCGGCGAGGATTACTACTGGGATGGCATTGCAAGCGTCGATGTTGATGGCAATGCTGTTGATCCGAGCTACCAACTCGGCACCCGCGTTACCGGCAGCGATGGGCACGACTACACCCACGTAACCGCTGGTGAAGTTCTTGCCGCAGACGACCGCGTGAACATCAACGAAACCACGTGGGTCGCAACCAAAAACGGCACCGGTTCGCACCAAGCAACGGTTGCCGTTGCCAGCGGCGATGCCTTCCAAGCGAAGAAATACACCGCTTGAACCAAATGAGGGGGCGGCATCCCGTCGCCCCTTTTTAAACGCACACCATTCAGACTGGAAAACACCATGCAAGACAACGACTCCCTGATTGTTCCGTTCTTCAAAACCATTGCGGAGAAGGACGAAGCCGCCAGTAAGCGCGAGGGGCGCCCGATTTACAAAGATGTTGAGGTTGTTGAAATCCGGATTGCCGGTGATCGCAATTTCGCGCCCGTTTTCCCCGCGCATTCGATGTGGAAACGGATTGATGGCGATGAAGTGACCTATGCCGAGCGCTTTGCCGACGCATATGCGCGCTTTGCCGAAGGGCGGGAGCAGATCGCGGACGGAACGCCGCTTTCCGAGCTTCCCTTTCTGACGGAGGCCAAGCGAGCCACCCTGCGCGCGCTCAAGGTCTACACGGCGGAGGCGTTGGCATCACTCGACGGCAAGCCGCTGAAGAACCTCGGCGGAGATGGGCGCGAGTTGAAAAACCAAGCGCAAGCCTATCTCGACAACGCGAAGGGCGGCGCGCAGTCGGTGGCTCTTGCTGCCGAGGTGGAGGCGCTGAAAGCACAGCTTGCCGAGTTGCAAGGTAAGGACGCTGTGGCAGATGATGCTGAATCCGACGAGAAGGAGACACTCAAGGCGCAGATCGCCGAAATCAGCGGCTCCCGGCCTCGTGGCAATCCCAGCATCGAGACGCTGCGCGAAATGCTGAATGAGATGAAGCAGGTGGCCTGACATGATCCTGTCATCCCTCAAAAGCGCAATTCTGCGCGTGTCCGGTGTGGCCGTGCAGGAGGTGTTCACGTCAACCGATCAGATTGCCGTTGAAATGGCCGATCTGGTGAATGAGGTTGCCGACGACATTGCCAAGTCTCACGATTGGCGGGGGCTGACAAAGGTTTATGAAATCGTGGGGGATGGGTCAGAAGCCTATTCCCTGCCATCTGACTATGACCGCATGGTGCTTGCGTCCGAAGTGGACGATGCAAGCAACTGGTTCTGGGGATATGAGCCGTTTGAGAGCGTGAATGATTGGATGCGCTTCAAGAGCGGCACCTACAGCATCATATCGCCGGGCGGTTGGATTATCCTTGGCGGGGAGGTGAATTTCTACCCCGCCCCGAATGGCACGGCGCAATTCCCCTACGTCAGCAACGAATGGGCGATTGATGCGGACAGCAGCCGCAAGCATGGCTTCACAGCGGACACAGACATTTTCGTGCTTGATGAGCGCGTGCTGACGCTGGGCTTGATCTGGCGCTGGCTGGATCAGAAGGACATGGACTATTCGGAGGCAATGCAGACGTATGAATTAGCCCTGTCGCAGGCTCAGGCACGCGACAAGGGGGCACGTGTGCTGCGCACGCCCTCACGGCGCCTGCCGGGGGCGAGAGTGGCCTATAGCGGGCGTCCATTGGGATGAGAACCCCAACGCGCAGGCGAAAGCCCCGCACGGCGCAGGTTGGCGCTTTCCCGGCGCCCACGGGCGGGCTGATCAGCAACCGCAACCTTTCGATGGCGCGCGCCCCGGATTTACCGCCGGGCGCTGCGGTGCTGGAGAATTCCTTTCCCACGGCAACGGGCGCACTTTTGAGGCACGG